AAGTTAAGGGGCGGGAATATGTCTACCCACGCCCCCATAGGTTTAAGTATACTTCTTGCGGAGATAATTTAGGCTGACAGGCATAATATCGAATTCTCCTTCTGGAGAAACATCGTGCAGCATGAGCATACCCCTCCAGTGCTTGTTACCCTGACTGGACATGTACGATTCATCATGCTCGTAACAGCTACCTGCGATGATGCTGGTTAGTCGAGTTCCGTCGGCTTTGTGGGCCGTAGCAATCTGTAACCCTTGCTGATGTCCTGCCACACATGACATATGCTTTTTACTGAGTTGTGCACTAGCTGTCGTACATGGGCGACCAAGAAGGCCAGTGGTAAAATAATGACTGTAAGCAATACCGTCGATAACCACCACATCAAGAAAATCATGCACCTCCCAACCATACTCTCGATATCGTAAATCCTCGACAGAGATTGTGCCATCCAATTTAGCGTCGTCATTAACCGCTCTGTTAATCCTGTTTTCATGATTCCCCAAAGTCAGTACAAACCGTGGATAGTAGCGTGCTTTATGATTCTTCGCAGCCGTCTGATTATAGGCATGGATTGGTGATAGCAAATGCTCCATAGCTCGATGCGCAGACTCAATGTCAGTTCGATACCTTCGCCCCTCAAAAGTCTTTTTCCCTTGGTCATAAGACGACAGGCTAGGCATATCCGCAAAATCACCACCACACACCACCACATCCGGTCTTTTATCGACAAGATACTGTCCTATGTGAGTTAAATATGTAAAGTCAATACCGGGTTTCGCTTGGCAATCAGGTATATAAGCATGTTTAGTCAATAGTTTTAAACTCCCAATAAGCATGGTCCCAACCGATTCTAACAAGACGACGTTCTACTTTCTCCAACCATACAGCACGGCCACTCATGGTCATGCGAGGCCACAGTGCAAACTTGACGTGCCATTGAGTAAGGTCTTTTGGCTTCCAACGCATTACTGCTCCGTATTATTCTCTGGCATTACCAATGCATCGGTCGCTTCACTTCCCTCATGTAGGAATGGTAGTGCCCCCTGCATCAGCAGATTGTTAATTGCATACTCTACGAGAAAGTCAAGCTCTTTACCACTGATATTACCTTGATACGTGTAGCTACCATCTTCAAGCTCAACGCTGTGTTTAATCTGCATATGTGTCGAACACCTCTTCTTTGAATTGTTGTAATTGTCCGATTAGCTTCTCCAGTTTAGCTAATTTATCTAACTTATCCTTTTCGTTTTTAAAGTCAAAGTCTAAATTGACTACGCGATTACAGTCACTAATTGAGAAACTCGCGAATGAAAAATTGTCGTGATACCACTCAGCCCGATACTCAAAGGCTGCCATACCCTTATTAGGATTTAGGAATCCTCTGTTGTTGAACTCTTTGGCGGCTTCTGTAGCCATTCTTTGGGTAGTCCTTTACTAAGATCAGTCCATTCAAAACCGTTAGCTTCACACCAGTCTGCGTAGGTCGTGGGTGACCCTTTGTATATCTTGTTCTGAGCCTTATCAAAGAAAAAGCGAAGTGTGATGTCAGGATTATGCTCCCGCACCAACAGGTACTTCTTACGCTCTGAGGCTTTCAGATACCCCTTAACTTCAATATAAGACTTGTGACCAATTTTAAAGTCAACTGTGTACTTATGGTTCGAAGCAGGTACTACGTACCTTAGCTTCTCAGTTTCATATTCCACCACTGGCAGCAGTTCTGCTACCTTCCCCTCCAACTTACTCCGGTAGGGCGATGTCGAGGCTACGTTCGATTTCCGTCGAGATATAGTGTCCGTCCTTTAGCCAACTCATTGGCTGCATGAATTTGGCATCTACCAGATCGACTTCAATGAAGCCCACCCAAGGGCGGTCATATCCGTTGTAGTAGCCAGTTAGGGTTACTACGCTTCCTGCTCGGGTATTGGTTTTAACGGGAAAGTCCATCATGCCTCTTTCACTGGAAATTGCCATTCGTCTCCTTCGTGTCTTTGGATGTAGAGCAGGTTCCCGTTTCGCAGCAAGGCCTCATCGCCAAGCTCATAAATTTCTTGCACAACTCCAAACATCTCCCAAGGAGTGCTACAAGATTCATGAATACGAGATACCCAAGATTGCAGAAACTTAGGAACGCTGATTCGCATCTTGCCATCAAAGCCTGATATGTTGTCACTACGATCTCCCATAAGTAATTGGGTGTAGAAGTTGGCCCACCCCATTCGTGGACTGATGTGTGTCCACTCCTCATGAACCCAGTTATAGTGGTTTCCGGGGATTTGAAGTAGGTCTTTGTCAAGAGATACAATCACAGTCTCGCCACTAAGGTGGCTTGCACACTGCTCGATACCAAGAGCATCATCAGCTTCAATACCATCTGTGATGTGTGCTTTCCAGTTGGTGACTAGAAATTCACGAACAGGCTGTAACCAAGGAGGTTTTTCCTTGTCCAGTCGATTTGCTTTGTAGGTGGGGTCAATCTTATATCGGAAGTTATCACTCCCACCAATGAACAGTTTATATTCACTTGCATTAGTAGCATAGAGAATACGCTGCATACATTCATTGGCACGAGTGATGGCAAACTCCAGAGGCTCCCGCTCCGCCTTAGCCTTGGTAGGCTCACAACTAGCTGCGGAACGAAAGCCTACTAGGTCTCCGTCGATCAACGCTAACAGGGGCATTCCTCCCTCAATCTACCACAGGTAGGGCAAGTATGCCCCACTATGCGTTGATATATCATGAGGGCAATCAGTCGTCAGCCGCCTTATTGTCGGCGTCTTCGTTGTCATCCCATCCGTCGTAGTCGTCGTAGTCAGAGCCACAGACAGGACAGTGGGGATCACTACACCCATAATCATCATAGTTAATGCCCCCAAATTCAGGGTCTTTATCATCGTAATCAAAAAACAATTCCAGTTCCTTCACAGGTAAGAAGACTCACCATTCCAGTAGCTCCGTCAAGATTCACTTTGTCCTTGTGATATAGAAAAATTGCAGATTCCATTACATCTTCCTGATTACGTTTCCAGATACCTGCAATCTGTTTAGTGGTCATACGAAGTTTTGGATTGTCTTGCAGGAATTTCAACAACCGAGTTTCATAGTTCATCATTGTGGCATGTCAGGGAAGTCATCCATAGTGTCCAGATCACCAAACGATGCGTCAGCAGGTTTGTCACCAAATACAAAGGCTTCAAACTCACTGGCTACTGCGATAACTTCTTTAACGTCTGGACGGGTTTTAGAACCAACAGATAGCAGATCAATAGCGTTACTAAGGCTACTTTGGCGAACGATGTAAATTTGTTTTTTGGCACGCTCTTCCGGAGTTTCGTAGGTGGACTTTGGCGATGGGGTGGCGGAGGTAGAGGCAGGACGACTGTTGGTAGGTGGGCTGATAGACCCACCGGCAGCCGTAGCTGCACCAATGGACTTGGAGGCATTCACCCAATCATTATAACCTTTGTCGTTTTTGAAGATCTCAATCTCATACACTTCGCCCGGCTGGGCAGTGATAAGAGCATCGTGAGCAGGTTTGGTGGCACCGAAACCCATAAGCTGCTTACCTTCAACCTTGCCTTGAAAGGTCAGGTTCTTGAAAGCGACTTCGAGTTTGGAATAGGATTTACCGTTTTTACCGGTAGGATTCGAGGGAGTGATGTTGAGGATTTGAATTTGCACTAGTTATTATTCCTTCTTAGGAGTTTGTTTTATTGCTGTCTATACTAATATTATACCACGAGAAATACATTACGTCAACATTTATTTGTATCGACGTAGTTCTGGATTTTCCGGATACTTCTTTGCAAGCTCTTTCATACGCTCATGAACCTTGCTCGTGCGTGGAATACGATTCTTCTTTTTCATTTGTCAGTCCTTTTCAATTTTTTCATGTCCTTCATGTTGAGACCCACCTTCACTTCACAGTCCATCTTGACGACCCAATTTGCGTGGGGGAAAAGACGATTGATGTTGGTTGGAATATCATCAAAGACTTGGTACATCAGGTTTGAGACACGTTCTACATACTCATCTGGTGCATCCACAACGATGGAGTCGTGAACCGTCGAGACGAGCAATACAGGCCATCCAGCCGCTTTGAGACGGCGAGCGAGGCTTACCCTTGCCAGTACCATGATATCCGCACCAGTGCCCTGTACGGGGTAATTGGTGAGTGTTGTCCACGGCACAAACACCTGACCGTTCTTGTCACGGTTGGAGATTAACCATTCACGGCCCAATGGCCCAACGAGAGGTTCCCCGCGCATGACAGTTTCGGCCCACTGGTGGTGGCACTTGTCAATGACGTTGTATTTTTTGTAGAACATTTCACCGATGTTGTCCCAAAACTTGGGATCGGTGGAGACATGCATGAAGTCAGGATCATGTGCGAATGACCAGCCGCTACCTCGAAAGATGGTACGGAACAGGTAAATTTTCGCAATGAGGCGGGAGGGAAGTTTAAAAGCCTCTTGGTTGAGGCTGTGAGCATCCTGATCTTCGTTTACTTCTGTGATACCTACAGGATCACCGGATAGCTGGAGCAGCGTGCGCCACTCCAACTGTGATGCGTCACATTGTATTAGCAAGACATATCATGAAGAAACCACTGAAACATTTTGATACGATCATCCTTGTTAGTCAGATTCATTACTGTAGCCAATTCAGTTGCAAGTACATACTTATTAAAGGTATCTTGCGAGGTTACAATAATGTAATTCAGAGTTCCCCTTTTAAAACTGACAAAGCC